GGTCTCCTGTTATACCCATTGTCCTATTTCCAGTTACTAATAAATCGTAGTTTCCGCCAACTTCATGTGTAAATCTATCTTTAACTTTTATATTAAAATTTCTGCCTGCTTCAAAATTAAAATCTCTATCTGCATAAAAATTAAAATCTTGCTTGGTATGCACACTTATACTGTCTTCGGCATAGATATCAATTTTGCCGTCGCTGGACATTTCTATCCAACTTGTGCCGCGACTATTACCAATGTAGATTAAATCTTCACTGTTGTGCATTAAAATTTGATGGCCAGTTCTAGTTCTAAATCTTATTAGTTCGTTGTGAGGAATATCTGGTAAACCGTCTGTTTCGTCTTGTTCAACTGCGGCATAATCAGGGGGGCCTTCACTGGCAGTGGTTCGTCTTAAAAATTTATCGTCACCGTCGTCCATGACAAAACTGGTGCCGCCAAGCCGACTCACAAACGCAGCAGATATTTTATGTTCCGCTTTACCAACCCTAGCTTTTTTAGCTCCGGGTCTTTTGTCTACCGGGCCAGGTGTACTAATGCCAAACACTGAGCTAGGTATTTCTCTACGAGCACTACTGGTAGTAATGCCTCTAGTGTCATCTTCTAACAATCCCTGTGTTTCTAAACTGTCTTTTAGCGGAGAAGAAGGTTTAAGAATAGTAGTTGGATCAGCAGTAGTAGCCTGTGCTATTTTATTATATTCTGCTGCGGGTAAACGTTTTGCATCACCGTATCTTGAATTTGTTTCTTCGTCTAAATTAAATTCTGTGGCAGCATGTCCTGGGACTGCAAAGTTCATAGCGTTGTCTCGAACACAGCCAATCCAGTATCCTTGTTTGGCATCTCCGTCGACAAATATTACCATTACCAGTGTACCAACATCCGGCGGGACAAACCAAAATCCGTAACTCTTTTGTGTGTTGTTGTAGTCGTCAGGATCTTCACCAACAAAGTCAACATTTGTTTGACCAGCAAAGGGACTCAGATATTTTACCTGATGTAATTGGCCTGTTCTAGCTTCATCATTACCAACTTCGTGCAATAACTGCACTTCTAGAATGCCCATGTATGTTGGGTCAAGGTGACTTACAATTTTTGCTAGATACGGGCCTGGACTAGTTTTTTGACCGCCAGGCAGGTCTCTTATTTCTTCTGGCATTAGATTGTTCCTCCTGGTAGCTGAGGACTAGTGCTAGGTCCTAGACCTTTGTAATAAGGCTGACCAGTTTCGTCGTTGATAGCAAATCCAGGTTGTAAGTTTCCGTCATCATCAAATGCTGGAAGTTGGCTAGGATCAGAAAAAGCATTGCCTGGAGTAAACGTTAATGCAGGCTTTTGTAGTGCAGGAATTTCTTGTCCCATTAATCTAACCATTTTTAATGACTGCGTAAATTTGCCGCGCTGGAAAAAACTTTCTACTCTTAACACTCTATATAATCCACTAAATTTTGAAATTGAACTTGTAGTTGCAAGGTCATACATGCCAGTTGATATGTTAATATCTACAGGACTTCTAAAATTAACAATAACGTGAACTTCACCATTTTGATAATTCATAGATCCATCGGCTGTGATATGAGGATTATCTGTTGAAACTGCGCTATAATTTCCCATGCCGCTGTCACCGATAAAATACGGATCTCCTAATATAGTTAAGTTAAGTCCAATCATATCAACACCAGAAGTGATTACATCGTGTAATTGTCTAGAAGCTATACTGGCTTTGTCATCTATGCCGCCACCGCCTTTATAAGCTGTGTTAGTTATAACACCGTCTTTGACCTGCACTTGTGGTATAGAATTTGGTCCTGGTGCTTTACCAGAGGCGCTGGCATTTGTTGGGTCGTTTGATGCTTCGGCAGCGCCGCCTGTGTTCTTTTTAGTGTCTACTCCAGCGTTATTTTGACCGCTGTCTGCACTTAATGATTTATAAAATCCTGCTTTAAAATCAATGTCCCAGTCTAAAATTTCTGTATTTTGTCCAGTGTAGATATAATTATATTCTTTTAAAACTTTTAATTTTGCTTCTTTGGCGCCGGGTAAACCTTGGTTAACTGGCATAAAAGCACTGGCGTTAACAGAATAAGGTACTACTCTGTACATTACTAATTTTGGTTTAACGCCCGTTTTAGCAATGTTTGCATCTGTGGGAATATTATACAAATGCGTTTCTACTCTCCACCATTGTATATTTCCTTCCTTGCTAATTTGTTGCAGAGCAGTTCTGCCGTATTCGCTCATGAGAATAACTTGATTAATAGCATTGATTACGTCTGTTCCTTGAGCAAATTTAAACACACCTTCTGAAGATTTTATTTGAACATTACCTCTAGTATAGATTCCTTTTTCTTCATCGTACACTAAATTATCTTTAGCAAAAGGTGTATCTCCTTTATTGTAAAGATTAAATCCCATAGTGCTTTTGCCAACGTCGTTGGTAGTGCCGTCTACTTGTATCTGCGTTTTGTTCAACTGTCCTTTGCTGGTAGTAAGTCCTAATTTTCCAAAAAAATCTCCAACTACAGGAGCTTGATTAGGATTTACCGTGGCTTGGTCTAGTGTTGGTGGCGGAGCATATTCTCCTGTTTTTAAATCTGTTGGAAAACTAATTAAAATTTGATCAGGCACATTGACATCTTTACGTCTTACTGCTTCTGCTAGTCTATCATTTAAAATTCTCTGCAGACTATTTTCGCCAGTTTGTAACATTTCTATTACATTTTGTCCTTGTATAGAAATATCAGTTTTGAATTGAGAGTAGATTGTAGAATAAGCTTTTTCATTCCAAGGATATGCTTTTATATCATATTCACTGCCTTTACCTGACACTCTCATCTGTACTGTCATTAATTTTAAAGGAATATGCTTTGTAGTCCTATCAATCTGTACATTTTGTCTGTTAGCATCTAAATGTCCTTTAAATTCTATTGTTAGCAATAAAGGAACATCTAGATAATTTTTGTGTCCTGCTGTTAATGCCGCTGTTTGTAAAGACTCAAAGAACAATCCCATACTGTAGGGCTCAACAACTTTAAAATTTATACCAGTTGAGTTAGTGTTACCTGTAGCTTTTTCAAACCCAATACTTCCTCGAACTTCTAAATTTTCAACAAAGAAATCATAGCCTCCTTGAGGGTTATAACTGGGTTTATATGACAACGGTATTCTGTCCATTGGAGATCCATTGCCGCTTTTTAATATCAGCGGACCAATTACACCTTTTCTATAAGTCTCGTTTGGAAAATTAATCGATATGTCATCTAACACACTTAATGTAAAAATATAATTTACAGAAGAATAGTAGCTTAAGGTATTTGGTAATCTTTCGCCTGGCGGAATACCTAAACTTTCAATGGTTAATTTTTTTGTAGCGTTTTCAAATAAATTGCCAAAATTGTCAATATTCTTTTTGGCGTTTTGAATTGCAGTTTCTGCAGTCGATGCTCCAGGTACTGCGTTAGTTATATTTGAAAATGTTTTTTCAATGCCTTGTCCAACTGAGCTTATTGCATTTTTTAGTGTAGTGCCTGCAGAACTTAATCCTTGTGCTAGACCCGACGATGACAAAGTTTTATTAACTTTGGTGCTGATGTTTGTAGCTGCCGATCCTATGTCAAAACCAAATCCCATTTTTATAATCCTAATACTTTAAATAGTCCTGCCTTTTTAGGAATGTAGATTTCAGTTCCTGGAACAAAATCATAAATTGGATCTTGTAAGGTATCTAAATTTCTCTGTGTAAAGACCCACCATAGTTTGTGTGTGCCGTATAGATCATAGGCTAATAAATCTGGCCTATGAGTATACTGTGGTTCAATTTTATAAACAAAGTCATCTGCTTCGGCAGCAACTGGTCGAATTGCTAGAACATCTAGATAGTTTTGTACAGTTTGCGTATTATACCAAGGACTGGTACTAGCATATCTAGCAGCCATTAGATGTATCCTCCATCAACATATTCACCGCTGACAAATCGTTGTAGACTAAATTGTCTCATTGCTTCTCTACTGTATATTGGTTGCAATGTTATAGACATTGTACTCTTAACTGGAACCCATGATGTTCCGGCAGCACCAAATGGACCACCGTTTGGCAGCGGTACTCCTGTAAGCAATGATCCTACTCCAGCAATAGCACCGCCAATTGCTCCAGCTCTGCCTAGATTATTAGCCAGTTTATTATTTCCTAATGCGCCAGCTAATCCTGCTAGCTGACCAACTGTGCCTGAAATTCCAGCAATCGTTGATAAAACACCGCCACCGGCAGCAGGGCCTACTGTGGCTACTGCTGCGGAAGTATTGATATAATTTACATCGGCAGGTAATTCGACAGAAAAACTTTTTATAACAACTGGTACATTTTTAAAAACATAATCTCCATAACCATTTAGTTTTAAAATGGGAGGAGGGTTGCCCTGCAATGAACCATCACCTGTGAACATTTTAGTACAACTTCGTAACATATGAACAGCAGCCAGCCAATAAGCACCTTGTGCGCTGTCTTCAACATTGAAAGGAGCATTAATTGTAATTTGATCTGCTCTACTATTTTGATAGAAAAGAAAACTGTAGTTTTGATGCGTCATTGGCACATCTTCGTAGTTTGCAGAGCTTGATATACTGATAGTAGGAGTATATGGAAAAATTAATCCATTGGCTTCAACTAAAGGTTTTAAAATTCCGCTGCTTTTAAAAACTGCTGGAACGCTTAATCTTACACGCCAATCACCATCTTTAGCTTCATCTCCACCAAACATCACACTGGCGTTTGATGTAACTTGGCCGCCGCCGTCGGCTCCTTTTTTGGCTCCCATAGCTCGTAATGCGGAGATCAGTCCTGCCGGGTTAGATAAATTATTAAGAGCGCCGGCCAAAGCAGAAGCAGTATTAAGGCCGCCTTGCAACGCACCTAATGCACCGTTAGCAGTACTTAATGCCGAGCCAGCTGCCTTTGTTACCGTACTCCGTATGTCTGGAATCATTTTTTTCTCCTTTGGTGTATTATTTAGTTGACAAAATTAAGTGCATAGTTTATAATATTATGAAATTAGGACTAATATGAAAGTTAACTATCTCAATAATAAAGATTTACTAGACGAAATACACAAAAGCAAAAACACATACTGTTCGTTTTCTAAACCAGAATATCACCAATACGATATCATTTTACCTAGTTTAGAAAAAATCAATATACGCACTATTGCAGAAGCCAAACGTGCTCGTGCCAAACGACTAGGTCAACTTGAGTTTGAATCAAGGAAGGCAGCGGGAGAAAAAATTAAACAAGCAGACTGTGAAGTAGACTATAAAAAGATTGCCAAACTAGACATAGTGTTTAGAATTATGACATTTGATCATATTCCGTTGAACAGTACTCGCAAAAAGAATCCAAAGACCACAGCCGATCACAGAGACAAAGTTAATTTTCCACCATTTCAACATTGGAAATTTGACGAAAACGATATTCTAGTATGCGTGGGAAAAAGTCACTGGAAAGGCGATTTAGAAAAAGGAAAATTTAATAAAGATCATGGACAAGTTACCAATACTTTGGCTCGTATGTATATCAAACTCTGTGAACGTTATGCTACCCGCGGTAACGTTCGTGGCTACACTTACAATGATGAGATGAAGGGGCAGGCCATTTTACAGTTAACGCAAATTGGTCTACAGTTTGATGAATCAAAATCAAATAATCCGTTTGCCTACTTCACTGCCGCAGTGACCAATTCGTTTGTTAGAGTTATCAATATTGAAAAACGTAATCAAAATATTCGAGATGACTTGTTAGAAATTAACGGCATGAATCCTAGTTACACCAGAACTGGTGAAGGTGATTATGCTAACGCGGTTCGTCGAAATGAAATGTCTGATGATTGACAGATACAAAAATCTGCGTTATACTTTCAGACAGGAGAAATAAATTTGAGTAATCTTTTTAAAAAAGCAGCCTGCTTCACCGACATACACTTTGGCTTAAAATCAAATAGTAGTGTACACAATCAAGATTGTGAAGATTTTGTAGATTGGTACATTGCAGAAGCTAAAAAAGCTGGCTGCGACACAGGTATCTTTCTTGGAGACTGGCACCATAATCGTAATTCATTGAATATTACAACAATGGATTACAGTCTCAGAGCACTAGAAAAGCTTGGCAAAGCATTTGATCAATTCTTTTTCTTTCCAGGCAATCACGATCTGTATTACAAAGACAAACGTGATATCCATAGTGTAGAATTTGGCAAATATGTACCCGGGATTGAAATTATTCACAAGCCCACTACCACCGGCGATGTCACTATGTGTCCGTGGTTAGTAGGTGATGAGTGGAAGAAAATGGAAAAGGTCAAAAGCAGATATGTGTTTGGACACTTTGAATTACCGTTGTTCTACATGAATGCCATGGTACAGATGCCCGATCATGGTGAACTACAAGCCAGTCATTTTAAAAATCCTGAATATGTGTTTAGTGGACACTTCCATAAGCGCCAACACAAACAAAATATTGTCTACATTGGCAATGCATTCCCGCACAACTATGCAGACACATGGGACGATGACCGTGGTATGACTATTATGGAGTGGGGGGAAGCACCTGTTTATATTCCTTGGGTTGATCAACCTACATTTAGAACCATAAAACTCAGCGAACTGATTGACAAAGCTGACGAAATTATCAAACCTAAACAGCACCTCCGTGTGAGTTTAGACATTGATATCAGCTTTGAAGAAGCTAGTTTTATCAAAGAAAAATTTGTAGCAGATTACAATATAAGAGAACTCACACTTATTCCTGAAAAGAAAGAATTAGAAATTAACACTGACATCGATATTAAAAGTTTTGAAAGTGTTGATGAGATTGTCAGCAATCAACTAGTAAACATTCAAAATGGTACCTTTGACAGCAAAGTGTTACTAAACATTTACAATAGCCTATGATAAAAATAAAAGAATTAACAGTTAAGAATTTTATGAGTGTGGGCAATCACACTCAAGCTGTGGATTTTAGCAAAGAAAACATTACACTAGTTCTAGGAGAAAACCTAGACATGGGCGGAGACGATAGTGGTAGTCGTAACGGTACTGGCAAAACTACTATTGTCAATGCATTGAGCTTTGCCTTATATGGTACTGCGCTGACTAACATTAAGAAAGACAATTTGATCAATAAGATCAACGGTAAAAACATGTTAGTTACTCTTACCTTTGAAAAGAACGGTAACAGTTATCGGCTAGAGCGCGGCAGAAAACCAAATGTTATGAAGTTTTTTGTCAACGATTCTGAAATGGCAGCGGGAGAAACAGATGATTCGCAGGGCGACATGCGCGAAACACAACGAGACATTGATGATCTTGTTGGATTAAGTCACGACATGTTCAAACATATTGTTGCTCTTAACACTTACACCGAACCATTTCTGAGTTTAAAAGCTAATGAACAGCGTGAAATCATTGAACAGTTGTTGGGTATTACTCTATTATCTGAGAAAGCGGAGTTGTTAAAAGAACAAATACGCATTACTAAAGAAGAAATTCTACAAGAAACTGCCAACATTGAAGCTACAAAAAAGTCAAATGACAAAATTCAACAGAGCATTGACGGCTTGCTGACTAGGCAAAAAGTATGGATCAAACAACAACAAGAAGACTGTGAAAAAATTGCCGATAGTATTATAGAACTACAGGCAGTTGACATTGAAAAAGAAATACAGCAACACAATAAACTTAAAGTTTATGAAGAATTAGCCACAAGGATTAAAAGCCTAAACAAAGAAAAGGCTACATTAGAAACTGCTGTGATACAAGCAGACAAACAGGTTAAAAAATACGAAAAAGAACTGGAACAGTTAAAAAATAAAACCTGTCATGCCTGCGAACAAGAGTTGCATACTCACAAACACGAAGAAATGACTGCCACTGCTGAAAAGAATCTAGCAGATGCTGTTACTTATTTGCAGGGTGTAGGCGACAGCTATGCAACAGTAGTTCAAGAACTAGAACAGATTGGTGACATTAATGGACGTCCCACTACATACTACGAAACTATTGAGGAAGCACTCAAGCATCAAAATAATCTTGCCAGTTTAGAAACAGCTTTGGCTAATAGACAAAAAGAAACTGATCCTTATCAAGAACAAATTGACGATCTTAAAAATACTGCTATTCAAGAAATAAGTTGGGATAAGATTAACGAGTTTACTACACTTAAAGATCATCAAGAGTTTTTACTTAAATTATTGACCAACAAAGATAGCTTTATTCGTAAAAAGATCATAGATCAAAACCTTGCCTACTTGAATAATAGGCTTACGTACTATCTTGACAAGATGGGTTTACCGCATACTGTGGTATTTCAAAATGATTTGAATGTAGAAATCACACAGTTAGGACAAGACCTAGACTTTGACAACTTGAGCAGAGGTGAACGTAATAGACTTATCCTTGGCCTGTCATGGAGTTTCCGTGATGTGTGGGAAAGTCTATATCAAAACATTAATTTACTGTTTGTTGACGAGCTTATTGACAACGGTTTGGATGCTAGCGGTGTTGAAAATGCACTGGCAGTTCTTAAAAAGATGGGCAGAGAAAGACAAAAGAACATATTCCTTATCAGTCACAAGGACGAATTAATTGGTAGAGTTAATAATGTGTTAAAAGTTATTAAAGAAAACGGCTTTACCAGTTATGCTAACGATTTAGAAATAACGGAATGAATGAAGACGTACACAATCTGTTATTAAAAACGGTACATGCATATTTTAAAAAGAACCAGGAATGGGAAAATAGACAGACTCATGTATCAGGTATAGAGGCACGACGATTATTAAGTGAAATAAGAAGGCTAGCATCAGTAAGACGAGACGAAATACAGGCAGTAAGAGCAGAAAAACCTAAAACAAAATCTCCAAAATATAGGCAATCAAATTTAAAAGATCAAAGTAATAAAGATGCTACATAACTGATGACGTGGTGTTATCAAAATCAAGTAGTAGAAGAAATCCCTGAAGGCTGTATCGGATTTGTTTACATTATTACTAATCTCAAAACTGGACAAAAGTACATAGGCAAGAAATTAGCTCAATTCAAACGTACTAAACCACCACTCAAAGGCAAAAAACTTAAAAGACGTAGCACAGTAGAAAGCGATTGGCGCGATTACTGGGGTTCATCAGACAGGCTGCAAGCAGACGTTACATCATTAGGTCCAGAAAACTTCACAAGAGAAATACTTTATCTTTGCAAAAGCAAGGCAGAAATGTCATATCTAGAGGCAAGAGAGCAGTTTGAACGTAGGGTTTTAGAAACTGACGAATACTATAACGGCATTATTAATGTTAGAGTAGGCGGTTCAAACATACTCAGGCAACGATTACTAGAACAATCACAGGCAAAATTAAACGGTTAACGCTCAGCGCAGGCTAATTTCGTGCGCCCAAATCCCTGGTGATGTCGCAGGGTAAGGAAATCTCTCGCCGTTGTGAGTACTCAGTAACTATCCTTTACAGGACGATGATCAGATATGCCTACATACAACTGATTTTACTGTTTAAGAATGATTTAACAGGCTAAAAGAGGGAGAAAAACCCGCGGCTATGCGTATGTTAGCGTATATTCATAGACCTGCCGTTGTGATAAAGACTCAGCTCGTGGTACCGGACAACCGCCACTGTAATGCTGTAACGCTAGTGTGACATGTTCAACTCAGATAATGTTTCATTTTTTGCCCGCAAGGGCAAAGTGTGACTGAAA